TTCGGCTTCTCCTGTCCCTTGTCCGCGGACACCTTCTCCGTCGTCTGCTCGACGTCCACCCGCCAGTAGTCAATGAACTCCACTTCCTCGTCCAGCCACTCCTCGACCTTCACGTCCGCCGTGCTTGGCCGCGACAACTCCACCCCCCACTCCGCCTCGATCTCCCGCCGTGAACGCTCCCAGGAGTGGATCACCTCCAGGTCCTGCCCTTGTCGTCCGGATGGAGTGGCGTACACCGTCCGTGGATCCAGCGCCTGCACCACCAGCGGGAACTCATCCTCCACCGTCTCCGGGTCGTACACACAGCGCAGGACCCCCTCACCCAGACACGACGCGTGCCACTCTGCCAGGTGCAGCGCATCCGACACGTGCGCCTGGTGCCACGCCCCGTACAGATACTTCTCGATCTGGTCTGCCCGGTCCGTCTCGACCGCCTTGACCTCCGACGCCGGCACACTGATCACCGGCGGCCGCGTCAGTAGCAGCGTCCTGAAACTCTCCACGATGTTCCAGCACACCGGCGCGCTGATCCGTCGCTCGTCCGGCTCCGGCGAGTCCTCCCACATATCCAGCAGGTACAACCGTTCCATCTCATCCATCCTGCTGTTGCGCTCGCCCCACCGGTTCTTCAGCGCCTCGAACCTGCTGTGCACGAACTGCGTCGTGATGTCCCCTGGCTTCATGTCCCCTGGCTTCATCTTCTATCCTCTCGCCGGCTGCCTTCTCTTCCCCGGCGTCGGTTCTCGTTTCACCCGCTCCACCAACCCATAGCGCTCGACCAACCAGTTCCTCAGCGCATCGAGCGCGTCGTTGTTCTTGTCCTCCGGCTGCTCCGTCACCACGTTCCCTCGGCTGTCCACCTTCCGGCTGTACGAACCGAACTCTGCCTGTGTCCCCGTGCATCCCATCCCGATCCGCAGCCTCGCCTTGCCCGTCGCCGGGTCCTTCAGGAAAGTCTTGACCCGCACCACTCCATCCAAGATGTGCCCCGCGTCGAACACCTCGAAGTGGAAGCGCTTCGGATCGCGGCCCTCCTGCCCCACCAGGTTCTCCCACACTTCCTGCGTGCTCTCCGCCGCCTGGTGCTGCCGCGTCTCGTGTCCCCCTACTGCTCGCGCGACCCGTGGCCACCATTCCCGCTGCCGGCACAATCCCACCACCTCGTAGTGCGTCAGGTGATGCTCCCATATCTCGTCCACCACGTGGACCACCTCGAACCCGCCCACACTCACGACTTGCAGCGCCAGCACCGCGTAGTGGCTGGGGTAGAAACCCGCATCCACCGCCAACTCTACCGGCAGATCCGCGTCGTACCCCACCTCCGCCACGTGCACAGGGAACGAGAACTCCGGGTAAATGCGTGCCGGGCTGGGCAGCACCTGCGCTCCCACCGTGCGAGCAAAATCATCCGCCGGCAGAATGTTTTCCAGGTGCTTGATCTCCGGATCCTCGCGGCCCCCTGGAAATATGTCCTTGTTAAACCAGGCAGGGAAACTGAACCGCTCCCCGCCGAACACGTTCGGCCCCTCGAAACTGGTATAGAGATTCGCGTACCAGCCCACGTTGTCCCGCAGTGTTCCACTCAGCAGCACCACCCCGCGCGTCTCTGCCACCCTGCGCGTGGCTGCCAGGTACGCATCGTAGCGGATGCCGCCGGCCTCGACCAGCGCGACGACGTCGTACGGCAACCCGCGCTGCGTCAGCTCCTCCGGCCCCTCTGCCAGACTGATCGTCTCGATCTCGATCCCACCCCTGGCCGTCGCCCTCCACTTGCCCTGCTGCGGTGTGCTCCTGCGCTCCAATCCGCCCAGCATCTGCAGGCCGTTGATAACGTACTCCATCTCGGTCTGGCACTCGTCGTATTCCTGCGCGGCGATGGCCACCCGCCGCACCCACGGCACCCGCGCCACAATCTCGTTACCCGTCCAGCGGCTCTTGCCCGACCTCTCAGCACCCGCCACCAGGATCACCCGCGCCCGGCTCTGGTGCGCTGGCAACTGACCCTCGTGTGGCTGGTACCCTAGCCGCCGGAAGATCGTCTGCTTCTGTCTCCACGTCGGCCACCTCATCAGACTCCGACCTCAACTCCTCCAACAACCCGCGCCACTGTGCCTCCGCCCCGCCGGCGCTCTTGACCGCCGTCTCGATGTCCGCCCGATCCAATACCGCCTCGGCTGCCCTCAACCCACGCCCGCGCTCTCCGGACCGTATCTTGCTCAGCGCCTGCAGCGCCCGCAACTGCACCGCGCCCTCGGCGACCCTGGCCAGCAACCGCAGCGAGCGCTCCTCGAACGTGCACTCCTCATCCGGTACCTCGAGCTCCAGCGCGCGCAATCCCTTGACGATCTCCTGCTCCAACACCCGCGCTGCCAGTGGCGTCGTCCGCCTCAACGTGGCCGCCGCTTCCTCGACCGCCGTCTTCAGCCTGGCCGCATCGTACTCCCGCCGCGCCTGCTCCAGCGCTTCCCGGAACGCCACGTTGTGATACCAGCCCCGGCTCGGCTTGTAGTACGTGGACCAGCAACAGATCCGGTCCGGCCCCCGCAGGAGGTCGCGCATCGTCCGCCCATCCGCCAGCGCCCGCACCAATCGCGGTATCGCCTCACGTTGCCTGGGCGTCAACCTGCTCATCTTCAGGAGGAGATCGTCACTGATTGCCTGCTGCTGCATCTACCTCTTCCGCCGCGTCTTCCTCATCTTCCCCAGCGTGACCGCCAGCCGCGCCCTCCGTCCCAACGTCCCGCCCTTCTTCGCCGCCGACTTCAGCTTCCCCGCCGGGATCGTCGCCCCCGCCTTCACCTTCAGCGCACGCCTCAACGCCCCCGGCTTCTTGATCGCCCCCGCGATCCAGTTCTTCTTCTTCCTGCTCTTCTTCTTAGCCATGCAACTCCTCCCACACAATGACGGCGACGAAGATGATTACCACCACCAACACCACCGCGAACGCGCCGGCAGCCGCCTCACCCGATGGGGGCTTGGCTCCACACTTCCCACGCCACGATCGTCACCAGCCCACCCACCACGGCCAGCACCACCAGTACCACGTCGCCGGCACTCATTCCACCCTCGCTTGCAGCAACCGCAAGCCCGTCACGATCCTGGCCACCTTTCCCCGCGTCGCGTTCCACGTCGGGTTCCAGTACCGCTCCACCAGCCCCACCCGCTGCCCCGTCCACGGATCCGCGATCGCCAGGTCATCCGGCCCCAGCCACTCCAGGAGGATGACATAGTGCTCGTCCACGTCGCGGTCCTTCGGATCGAAATCCACCTGCGCCACCACCGGCCCCCGCTCCACCATCACCCGCCGGATCTCCGCCACGTCTGCCGAAAAGTAAGTCCAGTCCCTGCGCCCGTAATACTTCAGCGCCGGGCACACCTCCGGGACGAATTCCCACCGCAACTGATTGCGCGGCGCTCCCTGCTTCAATGCAGAGAAACCGCCGCGCTGCGTCAACAGTCTATTCAGTTCCCCCGGCGTTACCGCCATCCCATGTGCCGTCATCAGCATCGCCGCATTCGTCACCGCACACCCTGCCCCGCCCATCGTCCCCCCGCCGGCGTCCGGCCCGAGGCGATCCCCTGCCCACTCCGGGTCACGTTGCGAGTACAGCGGGAACGGCCCGATACCGGCCAACTTCTCCAGCCGGTCGGCCACCTGCCGGCATTGAACTACTGCCCACCGAATCTCATCGTCTATCATATCGCTCACAGCCTACCTCCAACGCAAAACTGCGGCCCGGGAAACTTCCCCTGCCGCCGCTCACACTGGCCCCCTCTTCGGTTTCCCGTATCATACCAGTGATCCCCCACCTGTCAACCTGACCACTCCAGCCCGAACCGCTCCATCGCTGCCGCGATCCCACCCTCCACATCGGCCACCGAGAACGATCCACTCCCCCACCAGGGCAGCGTCTCCACCGTGCGCGTCAGCATCTTCCACGCCAGCTTCGTCTGCACGTCCAGCCCCTCCGGCTCCTGCCAGAACATAGCGCTCGGCAGTAAACCGTTGATCGCCCGTGTGATCTCCAGGTGCATCGCGAGCAGTGACATCGCCAACATCGTGGCCGCGCCGAGCAACAACCCCCGCACCTCCTCCACGTCCTTCTCCCGCGCTGCCTTCCCTACCTTCTTCTGCTGCTCTGCCTCCGCCATGCACCTCTCGTACTCCGCCTTGCATCCGCAGCAGCCCTCGGTGTTCCCATCTCTGTAGCACAGTCTCAGCCACTCACACGGCCCGCCCTCTCGTCGCGTCGTGCACCTATCGTCCAGCACGTTGCGGTCTTCCCAGCCGAACTTCTTGACGTCGTCCACCCCCTGCACCACCGCCGGGATCCCCTGCTTCACACTCTCCGCCGCCACGATCTGCGCTTCCCACACCCGCCTCCGCTTGTTCCAGCACGCCTGCTTCGTGCAGCGCACCTCTCCTTCCTTGACCCGCAGGTGATGCTCGCAAATCTCGCAGGTTATCGCCCCGCCCTCACCTTCCACGTCCAGCGGGCATGGTACCCAGTTCAGTGGCCATGGCGCTTGATCCCATCCCCCGGCCAGCGGCTTACTCGCTCCCCGCTTGGCCTGCTCGACGTCGTACTCCGTGGCCGGCGTGTTCCGCGTCGCCAACTCAACTGCCGCCTTCGGATTCAACTCCGCCACCGTCACCAGCGAGCGCGCCGCCCGCTCCGACAGGTTCCCGCCGCTCACCTTCTGCTGAATCTCCTCCGGCAGCCGCAGCAACCGCAACTTGTTCGACACCGTCGCCGCGTCCTTATAGCCCAACATCTCCGCCACCCGCGCCTGCGTCCACTTGAACTCCTCGGTCAACCGCCTGATCGCCTGTGCCTCCTCGATGCTGGAGATATCCTTGCGCCGCACGTTCTCCATCAGCGCCCACGAGGCCATCTGCTCGTCCGACAATCCGCCGACCAGCTCGACCGGCACCTCCGCGATCCCCGCCGCGGTGGCCGCCTCCAGCCGGTGATGTCCCCACGCCAACTGGACCAGCGCATTCCCGCAGTCCAGGTCCATCCGGATGTCCTCCAGGTGTTCCGCCTCGCTGATCACCACCGGCCCGTTAACCCATATCGCCCGCCCGACCAGCACACCCCGGAACCCGTTCTCCCGCAT